AAGTTCACCTGCATCTGCCATTGACTTAACTACATCTTTAATAAGATCCATTAAATCTTCATCAGAAACTTCCTCATGCACTTCTTCTTCATGCACTTCTTCAGCTTCTTCTTTTACTTCATGCACTTCTTCTTCCTCCTCTTCTTCTTTATGCATTTCTTCTTCCATTTCTTTAAGCAGTTCTTCAAGATCTTCTTCAGTCATTTCTTCTTCTTTATCTCCTTCTAGGAAACCAAGAGGCTCTCCTTCTGGGGTATGTTGACCGATATTACCATGAGGCTTAGAAGTTTCTTCATCCATGTCACCTTCGTGCATTTCTTTTTCTTCATCATGTTTTTCTTTTTCTTCGTAATGCATACCCTCTTCCATTTCTTCTTCCATATCCATTTCTTCAATTTTTTCAGAAAGAAGTTCTTTTAACTTAGGCGTAAAAGCCTCTTCTAATGCGTTTTTAGCATTAGCAATTGCTGTTTCTTTAATGATTTTAGCATCAGCAATAGCTTGTCTTAACATATCAGATGTTGCCATAATAAATGTTTTGAAATTCTATATCTAGTAGAGATATAATAGTATAAATATAATATTAATTACACCATATTAGGATGGTGATATAATATAAATATAGTAAGAAATATAAAAAAATTAAATCTCACACTGACCGTGCATACATAATAATTCTGATATTGTATTATGTATATTAGATTTTATGTTTAATTGTTTTGATTCTCTTATAGGTTGTACGAATGATCCTGGATTAGAAGGAGTAGATACAAAGTCCCAACATAATAGTTCAAAGTCATCTTGTACTTCATTAACACCATCTCTTTGTTGTAGTGTACCAGTTCCTCTAGAAGATACTCCTAAAGTAATTCCGTTATCAATTAGATTTTTTACTATTTGACCTGATGGAGTGGGTAGGATTTCTAATTTACCCATAATATTTTTTCCATCCCACCAAAGGTCAGTAATGTTATGACAAACGTTCTTAAGATTAATGTTCATTGAATCAGGATGATCCAATTCTCCTAATGCTCTTTTTTCAGCTATAAGTTGTTTATATTTATCTACTTCTCTTTCCCAAATAGATTTTTTATAAAAACGGCCATTTTCATTAATAGTTTCTACTGTAGCTAATATACCTTCAACTACAGGATTACCTCTATCAGATCTTGACTCTGTTAGTGCTCTAACAGGTGAAAAATTAATCGTTTCTACTAAAACTTGCTTCATGGGAATTTTGGTTCAGCTAGTTGTAAAAGTGCAGTTTCATAATGCTTAAGTGCAGGGTTCATACTGATTACCTTTTTAACTGCTTGCTCTGCATCAACTGAGGTATCTACTAAATCTTCTAGCATATCATCTAATAATGATAATAATTCTTCACTTGGGATTGAAGAAGCTTCAGCTACTTCCTTACTCTCTTTTAGATCACCATATCCAGAAGCTTTATACTTTCCAGTTGGTTCTTTTACTAAACCTGCACCAGGTACGTCATCTCTATATCCGAGACCTTTAATACCAAATTGTGCTTCTTTTGTATAATATAAAGGATCCTTTTCAAGATTCTTAAGGACAATTGCTTTTAATTCTTCTTCTGTTTTATCTACATTTTTAGGATCTTTCATCTCAGTATAATATCCAGACATAATTTGATCAAATATTTGATTATCTAATCTATCTTTTTCTTGATATGGATACTGATGTGATAGAGGTTCATCTACTAATTTTGATTGTTTTCTTTCAGTTGCTTTAGCATCTTTAGTTTCTTCAGCTAAAAATTTTTCAAAAGCAGTTTCAAAATTTTCTTTTTTAGTAGGTTGAATTTGATTAATAGCTTGTAATCCGATTACATTCTCATTAATAATTTCTCTTGACTTTAGGATATCTACAGCTTGATTATAGTTAGCTGAGTTAGGAATGTAGTTAGGGAACATTCTTTTAGACTCTCTTAAAAGAGCATCTTTATTTCCTTTACCTTCTTTTATATTGTTATATTGATTCTGTAATGAGCTCATTAATATATTTTTTTAATGTCAAATGACTTTGGTTTAGTTTTAGGTACCGGCTTAAAACCTAGTTTATAGTAATAAATATGTTCAGCTCCTTCAGCATCTTTATCTTTTCTAAAAGCAAAGGGTGTTGCATAGTTAGCTCCTGTACCTGTATTTGCGGTAAATGCAGAAGAACCTGCTCCTGTTGCTGTAGCAGATACTTCATCTAATTGAATTAGACTACGGATTCTTTCTCTTAGTTTAGATTCCATGTTCAATATCTTCAAGTAGTTCGTAATATTTTAATAGTCTAGCAATCGACTCATCATTTACTTCCTTATAAACTCTTGCCTCTTTTAAAAGATCAGCTAATGTATTTACCTTAATTTTAACTACTTTATCATTTATATTTAGAATAGCTTGTTTAAGATCTGATTTAATTTCATTTATTTTTAAATTATAAAATGATTTTAATCTTTCCTTATTATCAATATTATTAAGAATTTCTCTTAAAGCTTGTTTTTGAGTATCAAGTAAACCATCATATTTAGAATTAAATTCCTGCAAAAGTACTTGATATACTAATTTTCTTGTATCTTTATCTTCAGCTAAAAAGTCAGCTAATTGATTATTTACTTTTTTAGCTTCTGTTTTTTGAGTAATATGTTCTACTAAAGTAATTTTATTCTTTAAAGTAGTTTCATAATTACTATTATCTAATCTATTATCTTCCATTAAACAATATAAAGCTGCATATGGTTTATAGTTTGGAATGTTATGATTAAAAAATTCTTTTACATCATAATGGTTAGAGATTTCTTTAATTAAATTATATTTTAATTTTCGATTCTCTTCTAGATTAATTTTTTCAGAGTATTTAATAGTTGATTCTATTACTAAATTTGCTCTTGATTCAGTCTCTTCTTTCTTTTCCACTATCCTTTTATATAATTTATATTCTGGTAGTAGTGTAGATTTATTAAAATATTTTTTAATAAGAGATTGACACTTGCTTGATCTCTGATTTATGGTATCTTCGGTAAGCTGCCTTACAAGTAATTCAAAGATTATACCTGTATTTTTATACTTCGAATGTTTAGCCATTATATTTATTTATTATTATAAATATTTAATCGTTGTTTAAAATATTATTTTCATCTAATAACCCGTCTTCTTCTTTTAGAATTACACGCTTTTTAGATTCAATACGATTAAATAATCCATTGTTTGATAAATTATTTACTTTTGCTTCTGCTTGACTAAACTTAAATCTCTTTGCATTAGGATTTAAACGTCCGTTATCATTTACGTCATTCTTGACGCCTCCACTTCCTAACGGATCTCTACCAAAGTTATTATTTTGAGTACCTATTGTAGATGCTCTTTCTTTAGGGCGGCCTTCCGGATTTTCTTCATCGTAGCCTTTTGGTACATCTTGCTTTTGACCATATCTTCCAGGTCCATATAATGATGCTAAGTCGTGAGGAGTACCATATGATTTACCAGTTTTAACAGGATCATTACCTTCAGCTTCAACTTGCGATAATCTAAATTTACGCTTAGCATCTTCAATTTGTAGATCTCTATATTCTTGATATTCTTCTTCACCAAAGTGGAATATATTTTCATAAATCCAATCAGTTGGTAAAAGATTATTATCTTTTATTTGAACTGCAAGATCAACTTTTTCTTTTAATAATGCTACTCTTTCTTGATCATAAATAATAGAAGGAGTAGTTGTAGATAGTTTAAAATTAGTTAGATTTTCGTCTCTATATCCTAATGTATATAAATGAACAAATGCTATTTTATATAATTCTGAAACGATAATTCTTTGAATTCTTTCAATAGTTCTTGCAAATCTAATATCTTGAGCTGCTAAAGTTGCTTTACCATCTAGGTTTTCATCGTAACCCATAAAGGCTTTAGGAACTTTTAATGCTGCAAATAATTTCTCTCTTAAGTAAGCAACATCTTGAATACCATCATACTCTAATCCTTTAGTAGTTTCGATTTTAGTAGCAGCATCGTTACCTCTAACAGGAATATAAAAATCTTCTAATTGGTTCTGAATATTATATTTTAAGTTATATTCTCCTGTTTGTTGATCCATGTATGGAGTTCGTTTCATTTTAGAAACTACTTTCTGCATAAAGTTTTCAACTTCATTAGGTGCAATATTACCAATATTAATATAAAAGATTCTCTTTTCAGGAGCTCTAACAATACGATGAATTAACATCGCATCTTCCATTAAAGTATATTGCTTGAATAATTTACGTCCAGGTTCTAGATAACTTCTACCATATGGTAAATAATTAGTATCTGTTAATAATCTAAAGTGGGCAACTTCGTAATTATCTAGAATAATTTGATTCTTATTATCTTCTGAGGCTGCTCCCGTTACATTATAAAATCCTGTTGTACCTTGAGAGATACCTTGAGGATGATATTTAAATCTTACTTCAGATGGATTATCTCTATTCCATCCTTCTTGTCTTTCAATATGAAAAGCTGAATAAGGTATAACATTGTAAACACCGTATTTTTCAGATATTTCAAGTTTTAAAAAGAAGTCACCATACTTACACATATTGCGTACCCATGGCCACATATTAAATTCTATATTTAAAATATCATAAAATAAGTTATATAAAATCTGCTGAATATCATCATCGGAAGATTGTATTTGCAATACTTCTCCCATATCATTTTTAAGTGTAGATTCATCAGCTACAATATCAAGAGCGGATGCAACAATAGCGTCTGTATCCATTACATCGTACTCTGAGTATAATTGTGGTCTTAGTAATTGATAGTTAAAGTTACTCTGATAACCGTATAGTGAAGTTGGTCCTGAGGTATAAATTCTATTAAATCTATCTACTAAAGCATTCGTATCATATTTACCATAAGATTGAATATGATCACTATCTACTACTTTAAGTTCCTTTCCACCTGCATTTTTAATTACAACATCAGTTGAAAATAATCTTCTTAGAGTTGCAAAAATACCAGTTTGTGGACCCATTTGTCCTTGATCTTTACCGTCATTATACGGTGGCATTGGATTATTATTATCTGCCATATTTTATTTTTATAAAAGCCAGTTAATATCGTGACCTTTTTCTTTATCTAAATCTACTTTATATGGATTTTCACCCCACTGTTTATTAGTATAAATATTGTTATTTTTAGTATTAATTATTCCATCCATCATATTTTTAGACATATCAGTAGATTGTGACTTATAAGCTAATGATATATCTCTCATAAACATTGCAATAGCAAAAGACATAACTAGGTCGTCATTATATCCTTCTTGCGAGGTTGCTTTACCATTCTTCCATACAAATGTTTTCATTTCTTCTAAAAGTCTTTTAGATTTAATAGTAACACTTCTATCGTTAACAAATTCTAAAAACTTAGATATTGCAAGTGGTCTAGTTTTTAAATTCATAGTAAATCCTGGTGTTAGCTTACTATGATCGGACCATTCGGAAAAGAAAGATTCTACAGTAACGCTACCACCTTTTGGAGAATGATATAGGTTGTTATATCCTCTTTGTTGAATAGCTTGTATAACAGCCCAGCCAATAGATGAATTCTCAACTACTAATAATGCGTTATTATATTCAGTTGCAATAGATACTAATAAATTACCAAAATCTAATGTAGGTAGTTTACCTTTATACTCAGCTACTTGAGTATTCGAAGTTATATCAATAATATGAAAAGCAGAATAATCTTGACCATCACCTCTTGCAACGTCAGCTGCAATAATATAATTTTTTGAATAATTTACAGGTTCCCATACCCATAATGATTTATCTATACCCCTCTTCTCATTTGGACTCTCAGTAGTTTCATCTGTAATATATGTTAACTGACCTGCAGGAAATACTGTATCTCCTGATGTATTAAAGTCACAATCACACTCTTGTGCTGCTTTTTTAGGATCTCCTAATAATAAATCTTGTCTGTCTCTCCACTCTTGATCTCTTTCCGGATGAACATCCCATGGTAATCTTATAGGTAAAAAATTATTTGTGCCTTCTTCAGCACTTACCCACATTTTGTGAAACCAATTACCAACACCATAAGGTGTAGATAAAACTAATGCTCCACCACCCGTTGCTAAGGTTTGT